GACAGCGTGAACGATGGCGCGTTCCGCGTACTGAACGTCACCTAATACCCGGGTGAAGTTCGACCCCAGCCGGCTGCAGACCGCACTGGCTGGAATTCCTACATCAGCCTGGTCGCTGGCCAGCACCTACACCCAAACCCGAGTACACCACGGGTACCGGCGTGTAGGTCTGGTCAGCGCCAGGCAGATGCAGAAGCATGCAGAGTTGTTCCAATTCGTTTGGGACGCACTAGACCCAATCTGGGATGCCTGGCTGTCCTGGATTGAGCCCGGCGGGTTCATCATTGCGCACCGAGACGCCGGGCCCTGGCGTGAACGCTGGCAGGTACCCATATCCGCGGCAGGGCAATGGCGCGCCGAAGAGACATTCGCGCCGAAATCTGGCGAATCTTTCCCCGTGACGCACTGGGAACCGCACGCTGTCGTCAACCGCACAGACGCGCCGCGCATACACCTAGTCATCGACCGAGACATCCACGTCAACCGGCCAGCGCTGCCATTCGAGACATTCCCCATCCCGGCTGACATGGCCGATCTTATTGAGAGGAGCCAACAGTGAGCCATCGCTGCACCAACGCATTCACCTTCAACGACCACGTCTATGCCGGCGGCTGTGAAGTTCAGGACGACGACCCGATCCTGGAAACCCACGCTGCTCACTTTGTGAAGGTGGGCGAATCTACCCTTCCCGCGGAGACGGCCACCGCGGCGCATCCGCGTGCAGTGAAGAAGGCTGCACCGAAGAAGGCGCCAGCCAAGCCGGCACCCGCCAAGGAAGCCGAATGAGGGACACCCTCTACACCCACAGCCTGTCCCGGCTCGCGCTCACATCAGTAGCGCGCACCAACGGCACCGTCAACGGAACCACCATTGATCTAGGCGTGTACGGAAACGATTTCCGAACCGCGCTGTTCGTGATCACCACAGGCGCGATCACAGACGGAACCCATGCCATCACGCTGGAGCACTCCTCGGATAACTCCAACTGGTCAGCCGTTCCCGCTGGACGCATCCAGGGCACCGCGCCGTCCATCGGATCAGCCGATGACAACGTGGTGTTCGATGTTGGGTACATCGTCGGCACTGAACAGTATGTGCGTTTGGTCGTCACCACTTCGGGTGCCACAACGGGTGGAATCTTCTCGGCTGTAGCAGTTCTCGGGCAAGCGTCGTCCTCTCCGGTGGCAAGGGCGTAAGTGGCCGAGATCGCACCAGATGACCTGCCGGCGGCCACAAGGGCACGGTACGTCGATGACACAGCGGCGCAAGCGGCCATCAACGCTGTTTTGGCTGCCGCTCGTCGCTGGTGCGGATGGCACGTCTCACCCGTCAGATCCAATGAGGTTCTGGACTTAGACGGTCCAGGTGGGCATGTGTTGTCTCTTCCGACCATGAACCTGATCTCCGTCTCGGCGGTGACGCAGCTCGGCGTCTCCCTGGATGTATCGACGCTGGACAAGTCTCGCCGGAAAGGGACCATCACCAACAGGTTTGGATGCTGGTCCTGCCGGGACGGATCGATTACCGCCACGATCACTCACGGCTACACGGAGGCCGAAGCTGCGGACTGGCGCCAGGCCATCGTCGATGTGGTCGGTACACGCTCCCTTGCGCAGATCACGACTCGCGACAGCGGCGACATGAAACGCAAACGCATCGATGATGTCGAATACGAGTGGTTCGAGAGCCTGGTGTCCACCGACCACGAACTCGCCGCCAAATTCTCCGCGTTCAGGATCCTGCAGTCCCCATGAGCTTCGGCGGCCAAACGGTCACTTTCGTGACCGTCACCGAAACCGGCCAGCCCGGATTCCTTGGCGTCAAGGAAAAGCAGCGCACTGAAGTACCTGTGGCTGGATGCCACTTTCGGCCGTTTAAGACTGCCGAAGTAGTCACTGAGACTGATATCGCCACCGAAGTCTGGAAGTGCACCGCGCCACCGGAAGCGGCAGTCCTGGCCGCGAATTCAACCGGAGAAGTCAAGCACAACGGTCTGACATTCCAGATCGACGGCCAAATACAGCCCAAGTATGACCTCAGCGGCCAAATCGAACACGTGACCATCTTCTGCAAGAGGCAGGCCAGCTGATGGCAAACCCGCTATCCAAGTTTGGGATATCAGATTCCGAACTAGCCGCAGCCATCGCTTCATCCGCCGAGGTTGATGCCGGCCTGCGCGAGATGGCCCAGGAAGCCGCCGATTACTGGCGCAGCGTATCACCCGTCGACACGGGTGAATACGCGGCATCTGTGAAGGTTCAGAAGGTCAAGAACGGGAAAGCGACAGTGGGAAGTAAGCACTGGCGGGCTCACTTTATCGAGTTCGGAACCGGACCCGACACAAAAGACGGATCAAAGTTCGGCCCGGATACCCCCACGCCAGCTTTCGCCCCCGGAGCTAAAACGGCAGCGCATTACGGCGGCACCTTAGACGCGGACGGTATCCAGATATGAGCGATCTCCTCGACGAGGATGCCCCGGACGCCGAGGATTTCGTCATCTGCGCCATGGCATCCGTTATGGCGTGTTCCGGCGAGAAGTTCAGTGGAGACGAGTGGCCGTTTTGCATCGTGCAACGCGTCGCAGGGGCCGACCTGCCAGATGAGGGAATTGACTATCCGGTTGTCCAACTGGACTTCTATGCGCCAGGTATTCAGGCCGCTAAGGCAGCAGCCAACGAAGGGCACCGCCGCATGATGTACCTCGCGCGAAACCTTGTTGACATCAACATGTCTGACGGCTCTATCGCCAACGCCGACTATGTCAAGACGTTCCAAAAAGCGGTCAAGCTCCCATATGCGGACGACTTGATTCGCCGCTACTCAGCTCGCTATGAGCTGGGTCTTTCATACGTCGCGGTTTAACCGCGCGCGGCCAGATGCCGCACCCCAGCCCAATTTTCACGCCGGATTTCCGGTTCACCACCATCCGAAAGGACAGCCAGCATGGCTATACCTGCAACCGGCACCACGTGGAAAGCCGGCGGCTTCAACGATGTCGACAACCGTTTCCTGGAGCGCGGTGGACTCATCGCAGCACTGGTCCGCGACGCTCGCGGTTCAGCGACGAACATCACCCCGACCGATGAAAACGGAACCGTTCTGTGGTCGCCGTTCGCCGAAGACGGCCAATTGCGCGATGACCTGTTCGCTTTCAAGAAGGTAGACGGCTTCTGGGTGACCAACCCTGAAGCCAACGAGGGATTCCACCTCGTTGGTGCCTTCAAGGAAGGCGATGGCCCGAAGAAGAAGGGCAGCCTCGACACCGACGATTACATGATCGAGCAGTCGAACTTCCCGTTTGACTCGATCATCACCAAAGAAGAGGAAACGTTCTCCTTCACCGCGGTGGAAACCCTGAAGCCGGCCTGGAAGCGGCTGCGCAACAACCTGCGCCTGAATGACGCCAACGGTGTGTCTCTGTGCGAGGATCCCGGCCTGCAAAACGCCGTGTGGGTCAAGCCTCTGGAAGCGGACTTCGTTGACCGCCAGGTGCTTCTGCTGCGAGCCCGCAAGGTGGGCGGCAAGTTCATCTACACCTGCACCGGATACGCCTGCGCCCGACTCTCCGACGTGGGCGACGCACAGATGGGCAAGAAGGACGCCGACGCCGCAGAGCTGACCTTCAAGGCCATCCCGGACGGATTCCTCATGGGCTTGGTGGACGGCGAGTACGGGCCCGCCATCAAGGCCGAATGGGCTGGCGGCGACGGCTGGTCCGCGCTCGGCGGCGTGCCTGTTCTTTCAGCCACCGCACCCGTTGCCACGGCTGGAACAACCGGCAAGGCGACGATCGTCTTCGCCGACCCGACCGGAACTGGCGACCCGTGGACCATCACCGCGGAAAGCACCGTGGACGACGGAACCACCTGGCTGCCTGCGGTTCTGGACACCCCCGGTGCGGTCACCTCGACCGGTGGATCCACCACAGTCAAGGTCAAGTCCGTCACGGCCGGTTCTACCAAGTTCCGCGCCAAGGTGGTTGGCACCAACGGTGCTTCGGCATACACGCCGAAGTCCAACGCCGTCACCATTTCCTAACACAGTCCTCACCTGGCGGGCGTATGGGCTGCGCCCGCCAGGTGAGCTCCACCTCAGCCCAATAGCCCGAAAGGCCCACCATGACCGCCGAAGACATTAGACGCCATGTCGTCAACGCAGTAGATGCACGTGAACAGGCAAGCGAAGGCCGGTACAGCTTCTTGCGAAGCGAATTCCGCCGCGCCAAGCCAACTCCCGAACACCCCTCGGGTGAAGAGTTCGAGATCCCCCACAAGGATCTATTCGATAACGATCAGCAAGACCGCTGGGACGATCTACAGGACCAGATCCGCCAATACGACCGCGAACCCGACGTACTCGCCCCCAACGGCACTCTGATTTCAAAGGGCAACCTCATCTACCCACACCACCTAGGTGGCGAGCGTGTGAAGCCGTCATGGCCGGAACGCCTCGCGATCGTCCTCTGGGGCAAAGAAGGCGCAGCCCGCGCCAAAGCCGGCGGAATCAACTTCAACGAGATCGAACTCGTGTGGGCCAAACAGAAGTACGAAATGGATGAGCGGTTGAAGAACGACTCCAAAAGTGCTTCTAGCGGTGGCGGTGTGGCGCCAACACCCAACTGAGATTGAAGATCTATTCCTTGACAAGGGCCTAGATATAGGCGACTGGCACAGAGGACGAATTTCCAGCCGACGCCTACTGGTCATCTGCAGACACGCCCCCGAGGACGGTCCATACAAAACCGCCCTGCGGGACGGGGATTACCCCGAATGGGTGCAGATGCTCAAGGAAATCCACAAAGAAATCGCCCTGTACCGGGCGAGCAAGTACGTCGGCGGCGACCACGAATACATCCCGCAAGTGTTCCTTTCCCTCCCGGAGCGGATCGAACACTTCGGCCGGGAAGCCGCTGAAGCCGAGTTCATTGATGAAGCCCGCGAAGGCCTGTTAAGCGACCAATTTTGACGGAGGTGAGCCGTGCCAGTAATTCTTCCCATTGAGGCACGGCCCGATAACCAGTCATTCAAGCGGGCCGCTGATCAGGCTGTGCGGATCTTCGCCAACGCGGGCGGGGAATCATCCAATGCATTCGCTCGCCAGTTCACCGCCGGGTCAAAAGCTGTGCAGTCCGCGACACGCACCTATGAGAAGGCTTACGACTCGATCGCTGACGCGGCAGGCAAGGCGAAGACGGCGGAATCGCAGTTGCAGCAGCAGCGCGACAAATCCGCGTCGCTTGGTGAAAAGATCGCCGCCGATGAAAAGCGTCTGGCTGACGCCCGCAAGTCCGGCGACACCGCCGCGATTGCCGCCGCGGAGAAGTCGCTAACCCAGGCCCGGGATCAGCAGGCTCGCACCAACACCCAGATTGTCCGCACGGCAGAGAACCTGAATCGCAGTCGGCGCGAAGAAGTCCGCGGAATCAAGGACGCCGTGTCCGCCTACCGTGAGTTGCAGGCCGCGCAGCAGTCCCATGGTCCGGGCGTTATCTCTGGGATCACCAGCCAGAGTTCAGGAATCGTTGGGCAGCTCTCCAGTATTGGATCAGCCGCAGGCAAGGGGTTTGTGGCCGGCGCCGCCGCGGCGATCGTCGCAGGCGGACTCATCCAGGTTGGCGTCAAAGCCGCCGAAATGGTCCTCAGCGGATTCAAATCCGTCATGGATACGGGAATTGACTTCTCGCGCACGGTGAACAACTTCAAGGGCGTCACCGAGTCCAATGACGCTCAAACACGTCAAATGGCCACCGCGGCACGCGCTCTCGGTGCAGATACCACCATGGCTGGAGTATCGGCTTCTGATGCTGCACGCGCTATGACCGAGCTCGCAAAAGCTGGCTTCTCGGTTGATCAGGCGATCAGTTCTGCTCGCGGAACCATGCAGCTCGCGACAGCCGCGCAGGTCGACGCGGCCCAAGCAGCCGAGATCCAAGCCAACGCCATGAATGCTTTCGGCTTGAAGGCGGGCGACGCGGCGCACATCGCTGACGTTCTCGCGAATGCCGCAAATGGATCCTCCGCCGACATTGCAGGCATCGGACTCTCTTTGGCTCAAGTAGGCGGTGTTGCAGCAGGATTCGGACAGTCTATTGAAGAGACCGCTACCGCTATCGCGATGCTCGCCAACATGGGCATCAAGGGTAGCGATGCCGGCACGTCACTGAAGACCATGCTCATTCAACTGCGCAATCCCAGCGACCAATCCGCGCAGGCCATGGATGAGCTCGGATTGAAGGTCAACGACGCCAACGGTCAACTGGTCAGCATGCGTGAGTTGTTCCGGCAACTCGGCGAGGCCAAAAACCGCATGCCGACGGACATCTTCCAGCAGAACTTGGCAACCCTGTTCGGCACGGACGCGATCCGCGCACCATTGCTCGGGACCGTCACGGCTTTCGACCAGCTATATGCCACCGTCAACCGCGCTGGAACCGCAGCGCAGATGGCCAAAACCCAGATGGAGGGCTGGCCCGGGGTCGTTGAAGGTGTCAAGAACTCGACCGAGGCACTGAAGCTCTCGCTGTACGATGTTTTCAACAGCCCCGCTGGGCAGAACCTCGGCAACAAGATCGTCTCCGGCCTCAATGGAGTAGTGGAGTGGGTCAATACCCACAAGCCGGAAATCATCGGATTCGTCACTGAATTCGCGTCGGCTATGGCTACCGGTACCGACGCGTTCCTTGGATTTACCGCCCGGATACTTCAGGCGGGCAGCTATCTTGCGGATGCCCTGGGGTTTGTCTTCGGGAACATCGGTAAAGCCATTGGCGGCGTCGTTCAGGCGATCGGGTCTGTCTCTAAGCACATTCCGGGGATGAAGGCCACCGGGGAAGCGATGGAGACCGCGGGCGGCGCGGTACTGAAGTGGTCCAACGTCATGACCAGTGCCGGCTCAAACATGCGGTCGGCGGCCGACGGGATAGACCACCTCCGCGATGGCATCCGCGGCATGCGCGACAGCTTCACCGATTCTATGCGGGAAACCCAAGCCCAAGAAGAGATGTACCGCCGCAACGGCGAAGCCATCGAATCCCTCAAGGGCAAGATTGAGGAGCTTCCCGACAAGCCTAAAGACTTCGTCATCAAGGACAACTCAGACGAAGTCAAGAACAAGCTCAAGGCACTAGGTTTGGAGGCCAAGCAGCTACCCGATGGACGCATGGTCGTGCACATCGAGTACAGGGACCAAAACTCCCCGGCGGTCCTGACGCCCACTCAACAGTTGGGCGCCACAGGTTCAGCGCTCAATGCGTTCGGAAGCCCGCTCGGTGGCGTTCTGTCCGCTCTGGGCAGTCTTCCGCCCGTGCCGCGGGTGGGGGTGTCCAACACTCCATTGAAGCCCAAGAAGGGCGATGGAGATTCGAACGCTTACGTTGATCCCTCGCAGTTCCAGATCGGGGGTAACCCTTCATTCGCTACCCCGGGCGTTCCGGGGTTAGCGCTGGGTCCGGCCGGTCCTGTTGATGCGCAACAAGTTTTCGATGCTGAGTCATCCCTTCTGCGCGCAAAGAACAACCTTGAACAGGACCGGCTCAAGGTGATTCAGCTTGAGCAGAAGGGCAACGTGGACCAGCTGGAGCTGCTGCGCGCCAAGAATCAGGTTCAGGAAGACGAACGAGCCTACACCTCAGCGCAAATGAAGCTGGCCGAGGCGCAGCGCGGCACGGTGAAGAAGATGAAGGGCTTCACCGACGAGATGGGGGAGATTGGCGCCAAGCTGGATGCCGACTTCGGCGCCTCCAAGGGCCTCGGTGGACTTGCCGAGAATCTAACGAAGTTCGTCGCGAATCTCGCGTTCGCGCCGATGCTTGGGCAGCTCAGCGCTATAAGCGCCGCCAACCCCTCCAAGGGCGGATACGGGATGATGGGCATCCTCGGGGCGCAGGGTGTATTCGGGCCGCAGTTCACGGGCATCGCCCAGGATTCTTCGTACGCGGCATCCGGCATGGGGCCTGCGGCAATCCGACCAGGAGGCGGATTCGGCAGTGATGCCGCGCTCCTAGCCAACGTTCCCTCTGGACGCTACGAGCAGACACAGGCGGCGGACCTCACAAAGGGGCTTGGGGACTGCTCCAGCGCCGTCGAGGATCTGGTCAACATTATGGATGGACGCCCTACGGGTGGACGATCCATGGCCACAGGGAATGCCGCGGAATGGCTTACCGCGCACGGCTTCATGCCTGGAATGGGCGGGCTGGGCGATTTCCGTGTCGGATACAACAGCGGCCACATGCAGGCCACCCTGCCTGGTGGCACTCCGTTCAACTGGGGTAGTGATGCCTCAGCGGCAAATCGAGGCATCGGGGGAACGGGCGCCGACGATCCAGCCTTCACCTCCCATTACTACCGGCCCATGGGATCCGGCGCGGGGATGACCGTGCCGTCGCCCCCTGCGCCGGGGTATGCACCCCTGGCGGGGAACGCGCTGACAAACCCTGGACTCACCAACCCGGCGCCTTCCCCCAATCCGTTCATGGGAATGGGCGGCGCGGGCGGCCCTACCGGGCCGGCACAAGGACTCAGCCCATCGGGACAGCAATACGGCGGCGTGACACCAGCATCCGGTTCCGGCAAGGGCGGCGTTGGCATGACCCCGGGCGGAACGCTAGACACCGCTATCGGCATGGCCGCCAGCGGCCTTGACCTGCTGGCCCCAGGTGCCGGTCAAGCAGCTCAAACCGGAATCAAATTGGCCAACCGCGCAATCCAATACGGCGGGCAGGTCGCGGGGATCGGCGTCCAAGGATTGATGGACACATTTCTGCCCACGGGCGGTTCAGAGCTGGCCAACAAGTCTTGGATCACCAAGATCGTTGGCGGAATCGCAGGGGCCGCGCCGGCTCTGCCGAACATGGCGGGTAAATCGACCGCACCCCAGAACCAGAACCAGGAAGACCCGAACGCTCCAAAGAATCAGGGCGGCAACACCACGAACATCACCGTGAACAACAACCGGGCCACCGAAGACGGAACCGGGCGCGACATCGCCTACCACCAGCAGGCGCAAAACCAGGCACCGGGAATGTAATGACGATCCGCTATCCCGCAGGCCCCCTTGTGCCACATGGCTGGTACCACATCGTCAAGGGCAACCGCCCCATGATGCGGCTAACCGCATTCGACGGCTCCATTGAGTTCTACATCATGGGCGGCCACTCGATACCCGACCGGTTCAACTCACCTGAGTCTGTGCAGGTTCAACGGGACGGCATCACCGGCCTGATCCCTCCGTGGAAGCACATCACCCAAAAAGGTGCCACCCAAGACGGTGTCACGCACATCGACGCCCTCCTGGACCCGGTGGAAGTACAGCTGACACTGGATTGCAGAGGTCGAGACCCCAAACACACCCGAAAGGTCTACCGGGACCTCGTCGCCTCGATCGACGCAATCAAGCAATCCAAACTCGACTTCCTAGATCAAGACGCGGGCCACTGGTGGGCTGACGTGCGTTGGTTCCAGGGCGCTCCGAAGGATCCAATCACCGGGTCGCAAAAGAACACTCAGCGCATCACCCTACGCCTACAGGCCGACACGGGCTGCTGGAAAACCTATGACCACTCCGATGCGTTCGTTTTCCTGTATGAGGCGATGACTGACACCTTTAACGTCGATCACCGCTCCACCCAAGATTTGGGGGACATCCCACAGTGGTATGAAGGCGACGGGGGAGGGTACTGCACCTCCAACGGCGATCAGATGATCTGGGTTGATGACCCCGACGACCTGACCACCACCGAAGCGCGCCAGGTGATCAACGGGCCCTGGCCAGACTTCAACACCATCACCGATAACCAGGTCATCGCCCAAGTCCACGGGTCATTCCAGGAATGGTCCTTGCCGTACTCGGCCCGCAACATTCTTGGCGGCAGGATGGGCCGCAACCCTGACGGAAGCTGGGACGGCTCAGGGGTATTCGTGGAGTACGGGTTCGGTGTACTGCGCCTGTACTACATGGTCGACTTCGTCGAAACCACGATGCGCAACCAGCCGTTCTCCATGCTCATCCCACCACTGCCTGGCGAGAAGATGACCCTAGTCTGCGGATATGAAGGCAACAAGCGCATGTTCAAAGTCTTGCGCAACGGCCTGGAAATCCTGTCCCACACCGAAGCCGGCACCGGCTCACCCATGGGTGCAGACAACCGCGGCATCGGAAACGGCATGTACGCCGGGGGAGCTCTATTGACACAGGCCACCCCCGCGGCGATCCGCAAGATCGCAGCCGGCGACAACTCCGAAGTCTCACAAGAGGGATTTTTGCAACGGGTGAACGTCGGTGATCAGCCGATGTACGATGACTACACCCTGTTTGGCCCAGGGATCTTCAAGATCTACGACGGTCCCGGCTCAGATGAGTTCGTGGAGTTCGGGCCTCTGTTGCCGAACCAAATCGTGTTCCTGCGCACCGACCCCCGTGTCAACACCACCCTGGTGCAGGACCTGACTGCGGTCCCGCCAACCCCGCAAGAGCTGGACGTGTTCCAGGACGCTATCTCCAAGTTCCTGTCCTTTGCGGGCATGAACAACTCAGCGTTCGGTGATCAGATCAAGTCGTTCTTCGGCATCCGTCCACCGCAAGGGAATCTGTACAAGTACCTCAAGGGCCGGTTCTCCCAGAATGCGGCGATCCCACCGAAATCGCCCGGCGAGGACGCGAAGCCATACTTCGTCAAAGTTGCGATCGACAACGGCAACGCCGACTCGAAGATCATCGCGTCCGGCACTCCATTAAGGCGCTACCCGCTCTAATGGCAGTCACATTGCGCCCCTGCGAACCAGGGGCTAGCTAGTCATGCCCGGAACAGACATGGACCGCTGGAAGGCGGCTATCCAGTCCGGTGATATCACCCGCATCGCCACGACAGCTCGTGCGTTGACGGAGAAGAAGTCGAAGGTAGACACCACCTTCCGTTTCACGGTCTGCGACAAGTTCTGGACACCCATGGGGTCAATCGGCAACGAACTCATGGAGGCGTCGGGGACCGATCCCCGTAATGACTGCCCTACCGCCCGGATCAAGCACAAGGGTGATAGCCCTCTCGTGCAGATGTTCATGGACTGCCGGAACACGATGGTGGGCATTGAGGTAGAGACCGCGGGGCTGCGGCAGAACTTCTACGTCAAAAAGCACGACTGGGAGTACCAAGACGGCGCTTGGACGGGAACTGTTGAGGCCCGGGGTATCTGGGACATACTCAACTATTACGTGATATGGCCGTCATGGTGGCTACCCATACAGGCCCAGCCGTTTTCGCACGCGATCTTCATTTGGGCGTTGCAGACCTGTGTGGAGAACATGGTCGCGGAGTGCGCGATTCGTCTCCAGTCGGGGTGGATGGAAGCCATTAACAACGGGCTCTCGTTGAACCCCGACATCCGTGCATGGTTCGGCACCATCCTGCAAGCCCTGGACCGCGATGGCCTGTCGATTAAGACCTTCGCGCGCATGCTACGCACGCCAACGTATGTCAAGCGAACCAACCCGTTCCTGGACACATCCCCGTTGTGTGCCAAGACCGTCCGCATGGAGACCGTTGGCTCGGTAATCAAGGATGTCACGCGAGCCTACGGTGTAGATACCCGTATGGATCTGTGGCGGCCCGGTGATGAGCAGCCCGATCAGTGGATCACCCTCGATCAACCCACATATGTCTTTTCGACTGTCGACCGCAGCCAAATCGAAGGCCCCACAAAAACTGTCCTCGATTCGGTCTTGCGGACGGTAGTGGACCTGGGCGGATCGCTCGGCGGGATCTTCAAGCCGGTCATGAAGCAAGTCCCCGGCATGGATGGAGTGTTCTACGCACCCCTACTAGGTGTGAACTTCGAGCAACCCTACGCCTACCTTGTCGCGCCAGAATCCGGCGAGGACTCATCCATCACCTCCTGCCGGATCACCAACCACACCCCCGAGGGTTGGCAGCACATCATCGGCGGCCGCAGCCCGAAGTGGTTGAACGATCTTATGAACGCCACGTTCGCGTGGTTGATCGATTCGCTGATGATCGTGGTCGGGTTCTCCGGTATCCCATCAGACCTGCTATCCGGCTTCCTGAACAACAGCTTCCTGGCCTTCCAGCTCATGCAGCACTACGACCGACGCGACGAAGTCGGCCCCTACCACCCAGCAGTCGAGCGGTTCTATCCCACCGCTTCGGCGCCGTACAACATCGAAACCGTATTCGCGTTCATCAACGCCCTCTTTGATTCACAGGGCTACACCACCGCACAAGTCACGTTCCGCAATGGTGACC